AATGCCGTGACTTATTATGGTAATGCGGCAGACATGGCTTTCTTCGTATCGGGTGCTACTGACGGTACTGCTTCTAACAATGCGGCTAAAGAAGCCATGACTATTAGAGCAGGTACGGGTAGGGTAGGGATAGGCACTACGAGTCCATCACACGCACTTCATGTGAGTGGTGCAGGGGCGCAGAAAATAAAGGTCGAATCCACAGACAACGAAGCGGCAATAGAGTTGGCATCCGATTCAAGCGGCCCGTGGGTCATGTATTCTGCCAATGGTTCTGATGACCTTCGTTGGTATGGAAATAGTGCAGTTAGAATGGCACTTACATCTACGGGCAGATTCGGACTAGGTGGCACTACGAGTCCTTCTGCGCCACTTCATGTTTATCGTGATGCAGGTAATTACTTCCTAGCCGGAACAGATTCTAATTCCGGTGCAGATGCCTATGCAGGGTTTGGGAGTTTTGTGCAGAACAAGAACATGAATCTGCCGTTTTGGAACTTAGAAGTAAATCACACTACTAACCTTTCAGCCCGCCAAAATGAAGTATTTAGATTGCATAGCAACGAAGGTCATGCTAACAGTAAGTTAGTCAGAATGACTGTTGGGAACACTAGGGCTTCTCCAACCACCGAGGCATTCGCTATTGATTATGCAGGTAAGGTAGGAATAGGCACTACGAGTCCCGCTAGACCGCTTCATGTTGTAGGAGACATATATGCTCAGACCGGAGATATTCTTCTCTCAAGAGGAAACTACTACCTACAAGATGCGAGTGATGCAACTAAGCGAGGGAGTTTCTCAAGTGATGGTGTTTGGGCTTGGGAGAATGTCAATGTCGGAATAGGTACTACAAGCCCACTAGAAAAACTGCACGTTGAAGGAGACACAAGGACTGATGGAACATTCTTAGTGGAGGACTTGAATGCTGATTACCACATGATTCAACTGACTCATGCTAGTAATGGAACTGACTACGATGTGGGTATTCATTGGCAAGG